AGCTCGTTATACAAATTTGTGGGGTGGTGTCGTTGGATTCATCGCTCAGCGTAGCGTGCATGGGCGGAGTCCCAAAGCCCATTTGGGGGGTCGGGGTACGGTAGGTCTTAGTCTAAGAGTTATACAAACATCTAAGGGAAACTGTGTTAAGATTCATCCATCGGCAAACGGTAATCCTACCGCCCGATAACTTGGAGTTTAAAATGAACGTAGTTACCATTGTCCCCGCGGCCACTAAGGCCGCCATTGTTAAGTCTTTCGTTGACGCGGTTGCCACTCAAGACCAGCACATTCAGAAGGCCGTCGATTGCATGACCGTCTACTTTAAAGGTGCAAAGACCGGCTTGACCAAAAAAGTATGGGCTGCACTGCGTGCACCGAAGGCCGCGCATAAAGTTGAAATTATCGAGTTGTTTGAGTCTATTCCCGGTATTGAGCCGAAAACCCGTAAGAATTTGGCCACTGCGTTTTGGATGGCCTTCGAGACCGGCAAGCCCTTCAAGCGTTCGAGCGTTTTCGCAAAATCTAAGGCCAAGGCCAAGGCCGCCAAGGCCAAGACCGGCAAAGTAGAGTCAACTGACCGGGCGGCCTTAGATGAGACCTTGTTCAAAGCCTTGAAGCAGGCCCGACTGCTTGGCCTGACCGGGTTCGCAGCTGAATTGGTAGACCTTTGCGCCGAATCGTTGGACGGGTTCGAGGAACCCGCAGATAACGCTGCCGAATAATCCCTGACCCACCCGCCCCCCGAGAAATCGGGGGGCTTTGGTGATAGTAGTTGGACCGCGCGGGAGAGTGAGTGAGTGAGTGAGCGAGCAAGAGAGTGAGAGCTACGCAGGGTGCAAGGCGCGCCGGAGGGACTGTCATAGGCAGGGGCGCTAAGTCTTAGGCTAAGACTTAGGTAATCGCAGCTGTTACGCTTGTTACAGCTTGTTACAAGAGCTCTGTAACACATACTAATGGCACAAGTAAAAGCAAAAGCCTATATAAATCAATGAGTTAGAGAGAGAGAGAGATAAGATTTTTGTTTGTTTTGTTGGTTGTTACGATGTTACAGGTTTTTTAGAGAGCCAAGTTGGCACACTCGTTTTTGGGCGCTACTACTACTAATCTAACTGTGTAGTAGTAGTGTGGGTTTTGGCCCTCCCAGCTTTTGGCTCCCTGAAACCTCGTACACCCGTAACCTGCCCCTTTTCGGCACTCCCTCTCTTCTCAAACTCTAAGTACACTCTTTTTGTAACAGCCTGTAACACCTGTAACTCTTAGCCTAAGACTTAGCCGTGCTATACTCCCCTCTCCTACCACTACTACCCGCATCATGCAACTCACCATTACCCTCCCCGAAGCCGTACATTCCCTGCTCGCAGCCCACCCCAAAGGCCCCGAAACTGCCGTCCTCATAGCCATAAAGCGCTACCTAAAAGCCACTGCTTCAGAGGGGCGCGACCAAGCCATTGCCGATGAGGCGGTACGCGGGGCTACCCATGCAGAGCTGGCCAACAAGTACGCGCTATCCATACCACGCATCCAACAACTCGTAGCGATTGGCCGCGACGCAGCCCTACTACGAAACCCACCTGCGCCCAAGCCGACCCATACTACTACTACTAAGACAACCGACGACTACCTCAAAAACTGGGCCTACGAGCCCGAGCCCGCCCCAACACGTACTACTACTACTCGCGCACCCGCCCCTGCCGCCCCCAACCCCGCGCACGACTTCGACCTATTTGACTTCCAACTGAAATGACCACCAAGCTATCCCTAGACCTGCCGGACTCCCTTGCCCAAGCCCTTGCAGACAAGCACCCATCGGGCGACCTGCACGAGGCCGCAGCCCATGCACTTCTGTCATACCTAGACCCCAAGCGCCTGCACCGGGAACGCAACGAGGCCATACGTGCAGCGGTCATGGGCGGGCAGTCACGCTCAAACGTGGCCAAAAAGTTCAATTTATCCCTCATACGGGTGCATCAGATCATGGCCGCGACACCCTCTAAACCCTTGACACACGGGGTATAATGTGGTATACTAGACCCATCGACTTAGATATCGCTCTGAGTCACGGCTAGCCTTACAAACTATGCAGCCTACCACCGTATACGGTGCGTTCCTTAACAACTAACCAAACATGTTAGCTAAGTCTTAGCCTAAGACTTAGCGAGCAAACTAAACCGCCGCTGCAAAATGCAGAAGCTACATAGAAGGAAGTCATGGTTCACGAAGCCCAGCAGGGCAACAAAAAGCACCGACATGATGTGATGTCTCCCTGAGTGAATAGGCGTTGGGTAGTCAGTCCCAGCACGTTGTGGTGTATCCCCATAGGCTTGTGTCAACGGGGAGATAGCAAAGTGCAATACGTACGCATAGTGCCTAACTGGTGAATGGAGTTTATGTGGCAGCACGGCATGCCACCGCTAAGACAACCAACGATTACGGACTGACACGGGTCAGAATATACGCAATCGAAAAACACCTATCGCACTCCACCAGCATTTAGCTGGGGCGACGCACTCAATACCAGAGTGCCTAGCGTATAGGGTATGAGCAGACAAGCTGTGCCCTATCCGATGGAATCGCCCATCCACCCCTTTGGGGGTGCTAAGTCTTAGCCTAAGACTTATTTACCATTACTTCTAAGGAACCACCATGGACACGTTACACATGACGACCGACCAACTGCACCATCTCACCGACGTGCTCGACGAAGTGCTGCGCCAAGAAGAACCCAACTACACCGAGTGGTGCAGCGCAGGCAACGACCCGACCGACCACCTGTGGTATCGGGCAGCGCAGTCAGCCAGCGTATTGGAGGCAGCTTCATACATCTACAACCCAAGCAAACCCGCCACATTCACACCACCACGTAGCCTTGGGGTGCACACCGAGAACCGCGTTCGTAGTATCACCGTGCAGGCACCCACCGAGGCTGAGTGGGTTGCATGGGCAGGAAAGGGCGAGATCATGGGCGACATAGACACGCCCAATGCAGAGGAGAGCTACCCATGATCGAATGCCACTGTGGAGATGACATCGACCCGCGCCGTGTAGCCTTGGGCTACCGTGTATGTCTGCCATGTGGTGAACGAAATGCACGCATCGAACGCCAAAGCTGGACGGTGGTGCAGGAGTACACCAAGGGCAACTACCAGCTGGTGACCGCCAGCGCCGCCTACGTAACCTTACGACAAACCAACCCCAAGGAGAACCGAGTATGAAAGTCAGAACCCTACGCAAGCGTGCCCAGCGCATGATGGACAACGTGTCATGGCTGGCGTGCAATGAGGACATCAAGGTGTATCGCATGCGGCACATCAAACCCTGCAAGTCGTATAGCCCGTGGTGCAGCGACTGCAATGGCGTGCTGTTCCGCAATGAGATGGGGCGGTTCCCCCACACCGTAGCCGAGTTCAACGAGTACGAGCAAGCCAAGCAAGATTTGCATGGCCCTGAGTAACCCAACCCCTAACTCTTAGCCTAAGACTTAACCAAAGGAAACCAATCATGACACCGTATGAAATCCTACTTGCCCGCCATGCCGATCGCATCTACAAGCGAGGCCAATACAAAGGCGACGCCCCAATGGACAAGCGAGGCAAGAGCCACTTCCGAATTGTCAAGGGCGAGAGTATGTACGTACGTATGTACAACACCGACATATTGGTCGCCTTCAAGAACGGCGATTTTGATATCAACCTGAACGGGTATGCGTCGAGCAGCACAACCCGGATGAACACCAACCACACGTTGGGGATAATCAAATCGGGCATGTGGGTATGCAACAAGCCAGTCATGGGCCTGAATCAGTGCGTGGTGACGACGCCGCACGGCGCGTACCTGTATTACGACGGCATTAGATTTAACCAAGCGGGGGAGCTAGTGTCTACACCCCAGCAGTTCGAGGCCAAGCGCATCGACAAGTCCGAGAGTACAGAGTTCACGGACAACCTCAAGGGGTCAGGGTTCAAGGACATGTACCCCCTGCTGTATGCCACCCGCACACCGCCCGAGAAAGGGCAGAGCATGCCTCGCTCTTGGAAAGACTACATCCAAGACGCGGACTACGCCGACACATGGCCCGAGATTATTGAGTTCTTTAAGTACGACACGCGCTGGAGCCTTACCAAAGGGGCGCGCGAGTGGCACGAGATTGACAACGCCAAGGCGTGCTGGGCACGCATGATGGCCAAGGCCAAGCAAGATATGTACAACACCATACGAACGGAGGTAACCCGACTAGACGTGTAAGCCCCACGCAAGCAGCCATTTCTATCATACCTAAGTCTTAGCCTAAGACTTACCTAAACTTTTAACCAATCGAGAACATCATGAACGTAACTCTTTCCCAAGCATCTAACCTTGTCCGCACCATCGGCGAGACCAACACTGTCCTGTTCGAGGGCCCACCCGGTATTGGCAAAACGTCCGTACTGTACGGACTGCAAGAACACTTCCCCAACCACTTCGTGTCGTACATCGACGCAGCCAACCTAGACCTAGGCGACATCGCCATGCCGGTCGTTGACCGTGAGGAGCTCATAACCGAGTACGCCCCCAATGCCCGCTTCGGTGTGGGCCGTCGGCAGTCCAAGCCTGTGCTGATGATGATCGACGAGCTAGGCAAGGCGTCCCGCCCTGTGCTGAATATGCTGCTGCCTCTGCTGCTTGAGCGCCGTGTCGGTGACTGCTACCTACCCAAGGGTAGCCTACTGTTTGCAACTACTAACCTATCGACGGACGGCGTAGGCGACAACATCCCGGCCCATGCCTATAACCGGATGACCGTGTGTAGAGTAGCCAACCCAACGAGCGAAGAGTGGCTGCAATGGGCTAGCAACAACGGCGTGTGTCCCGAGGTGATGGCGTTCGCTAAGCAGACCCCCGAGATATTCGACTGCTACGTTGACCTAGAGAAAGGCGTCAAGAACCCGTACATCTTCAACCCAATGGCGGGTGTGGTGCGGGGCTTCTGTTCTCCACGTAGTTTGGCCAAGGCCAGCAACATTATTGCAGCGCGGGCTACGCTTGGCGCGGCGGTTTTACCAGCGCTGGCTGGCACCATCGGTGAACCTGCGGCGCGTCAGATGGAGGCCCTGATTAACCTCGCTGACCAGCTGCCCCTGTTCGAGCAGATTGCCAAGGCCCCTGCGACCACCAAGATACCCAAGGGTGCAGGTGCGCTGTTCTTGCTGGCCTTCATGCTGGCAGGGCGTGTGACCGCCGACACTATGGACGCAGTGATGGAGTACGGCGAGCGTATCTCCAAAGAGTCGTTCGAGGCGCATAGCCTGCTCATCATGACCTTGGCATCCAACAAGGCCAAGGTGGGCATGGCCTGTGGCAACCGCTCATTCACCACCGCAGCAGCCAAGCTCGGTAAGTTCTTTTAATCGGAGGCTACATGAAAACGAATGAACTGACAAAAAACGCCCTTAACTGGGCTATGGCTATGAGCGAGGGTCTAACCCCTACGGTACATGATGTACACGGATACAAGGCGGTTTCTGTGAAGGGGTTGATGGTCGCCGCGCCCTACGTGTATCTTGACTACGCCCCATCGAACGACTGGTCACAAGGCGGGCCGATTATTGAACGTGAGGGGATTAGTATTGTTCAGGAAGGCGATGCCGCAGAGTGGGTTGCGTCCATGTATGACTACGCGGCAGATGATTGGCACTTACACACCGCAGGGCATACACCGCTAATCGCAGCAATGCGCTGCTACGTAGCGTCCAAGCTGGGCGATGAAGTTGAAGTACCCGAGGAGTTGGCATGCTAATCACTGAACGCACAAGCGACGGACGCACCATCGTACGTCTGCACAAAGACTGGCACCCCGGGCGTATCAGCTCGGGCTATGTCCCACCAACCCGTAACTACATGACCACCAAGGAGGACTATTACACGCAGCACACGCTGCTCAAGCACACGTCTATCACACCTCGGCCTAAGTCTTAGCCTAAGACTTAGCAACAACTTAAGGAAATATCATGAACGTATCAGACCGAATCAAGAAGGCGCACATCGCCATCATGCAGCACAAAGAATTCTGTGCATTTGCAGGCATCCTTGCATGTGGCAAGGTGGAGATAACCACGGACGTACCCACGGCATGTACCGATGGTTGGAATGTCAAGTACAACCCAACCTTCATCGAGCAGGTGATGCCGACCGACCCCAAGCTGCGCTTGCTGGTGCTGCACGAAGCAATGCACAAGGCCTATCGCCATCTGACTGTGTGGAAGTACTTGTCCAAGCAGAACCCACGACTAGCCAACATTGCGATGGACCACTTCGTTAACCTGAGCCTCATAGATACGGACGGTGGCAACGGGTTCCTTGAGATGCCTTCGGACGGCATACAGCCTGAGCCCAAGTACCGTGGCTGGTCAGTCCTGCAGATTTACACCGACCTTGAGTCTGAGGACAAGGACGAGGGCGGGGATGGCCCCGGGCGTGATGGGTTCGACGAGCATGACTTCGACGGTCCACCAAGCGGCGAGTCTCCGACCGAGCAGGAGATGGAGGACGAGATTGGGCGTGCCATACGTCAAGGCGAGATGATTCGCAAACAACGTAGCAAAGGCGGTGCGGGTAGCTCGGACGGCATGTTCGGTGACCTGCTGGCCCCCAAGGTTGACTGGCGCAAGGCGCTGCGTGACTTCATCACCGAGACATGCTCGGGGCGTGACGAGTCGTCGTGGTCTAGGCCTAACCGTAGGTTCTTGGCCGATGATGTGTACATGCCAAGCATGATGGGTAACACCATGCGTGAGTTGGTGGTCGGGTTCGATACGTCAGGCTCCATCTTCGGCGGCAATGAGATGACCCGGTTCGTGACTGAGATTGCGACCATCATTGAGCAGGTCAAGCCCAGCAAGATTCACGTCATCTACTGGGACACGGATATTGCAGGGCATCAGACGTTTGAGGATGGGCAGTTCGCTGTGCAAAACCTCAAGCCCAAGGGCGGTGGCGGCACCGATGGTGCTGTGCTGTTCGACTACCTGCGTAAGCAGAAGCTCAAGCCTGACGCCATCGTGCAGTTCACCGATGGCTATGTGGGTAGCTGGGGCAAGACTGACGTACCCACCTTGTGGGTAATCACAACGGACATCAAGGCTCCGTTCGGTACAACTATTCAACTGGAGGTGTGAGATGGGATACCGTTCACAAGTAGCCGCAGTCATCTACGGCGATGTGCGTGACAACGACGAGAAGTACGACTTACTCAAAGTCCTTATGAACACCACGTTCAAGGATGTGTACACCGAGTTCGAGGGCAACGCTGAGTGGCACGACGGCAAGCGTGTGCTGGAGTTCAAGATGGAGGACGTCAAGTGGTACGAGTCGTACCCTGACGTAAAGCGGTTCATGAATATGCTCGACGACATAGGCGACATCGAGGGGTTCAACTACGAGTTCGTTCGTATCGGCGAGGAGTCGGAAGACATTGAAACTAAGTCGGAAGGTAGCTACCCTGAGTACATTCTTAGCGTAACCCGATCAATACAGGTGGACTTATGAAAATCGAATGGAAGAATGCGACCGGGGTAATCGACTACCCCACCCTACACATCAACGGCATGCAAGTCGGGTGGATAGCTCCTTACGGTGAGGGCGTGCGTGGGGTGGTGCACCCCAAGCTGCGCGAGGCTATGCAAGGCCCGCCGGTCATCATCATTGCCAAGACCCAAGAGGAAGCCAAGGCCGAGCTTGAGGGTGTGTGCGTAGCCATCATGATTGGAGAAATGTATGCACGTAACTGAACTAAAAGAGCGCGACCCTAAGCGCTTTGAGAAAGAGTACTACAAGTGGTGCGAGTACGCCGCTGACTACGAGTGGTGGGAGGACTTGTACGCGGACTTTACAACGGACTGCGCGGCACTGGGTGTGCGTGTGGACGACATCACGTTTAGCGGGTTTCATTCCTTGCAAGGTGATGGCGCTGCGTTTACTGGGCGGGTGTATGTCTACGAGTGGATGGAGCAGAAGGGGCACCACATCACGCACCCTGCTGCGTACCTAGGGTGCAAGGACGACGGTAGCTACGTAAGGTTGGAGACAGGTAGGAACAATAACATGCGAGCCAACATAGAGGAGTACGCCAACCAAACCGCCCCTAGTGGGATGTTCGCAGGGCTTGAGCAAGAGGCGTGGGAGGAGTTGGTTGACGAGCAGATCAGCGACCTGAGCATTGAGGACGAGGTTCTATCATTCTGCAAAGACTTGGCCCGAGAGCTGTACATCAACCTGCGCGATGAGTACGACCACCTGACCAGCGAAGAGACATTTATTGAACATTGTGAAGCTAACGAAGTAACTTTTGAGGAGAACGAAGATGCGATTTCTATTTAGTGTTGACGGTAAAGACATGGTGCTCGACGAGCGCCAACTGCACGGAATAATGTTTATTCTGGACAACTGCGAGGAGATGAAACAAGTCTACAAGGGTGACGGCAAGGGCACCCGAGGCAGTAGCAAACAGTACGTGGACGAACTGCACCCCGTTGACCCGCGTGGTGGGTTTGCTGCGAAGCCGCTGTCTGACAACTACTACGAAACTCTCAAGCTCGTGGCCAAGCTGGCCAAAGACAACTAAGTCTTAGGCTAAGACTTATGTACTGGCAAATGTTTAAGGCTGACGAGGCCGACGGGAAACCCTTTCGGTTACACCTGCTGTCTGAGGTTGGAGACCCCGGACCAGCTCCGGGCACATCTTTAGGATTCGTGGAGCAGAGGGCGCGGAAGGACGCATGGATGCCGGGTAAACGCTCGGATGTCACGTTCTTCGTCCACATAAATGCAACTGGAGCGCATGCTGAAGTCCCCGATATAGAGACCGGCATGGCGATTATTTTAATGAACGCGAAAGGCAACGATGACTAACTACAAATGGAAGTTCACGATGGGCACCAAGAAGGAGCCGGTGTGGGAGATACGCACGGTTGGGGCTCCCAAAGATATAGACCAGTACCCCCGCAATAGGCTAATAGCCTACGCTAAACGCGCTAAGAAGGAGGGCTGGTTCGTACGAATCAGCGGGGTCAATGGTGACCCATCTAAAGGAGAAGAGAGGATTTACATCGGTGACGATGTGTTCCCCCCGGACTTTATGAAGACGATGCTAGAGATGAACAAACTAACCAAAGGAAATTAACCATGACCACTACTAACCATATCGCTGGCGTGGCACGCGCCGCAATGCTCGTTGACCTGAACATTGCCATCTACTCGGGTCGTAAGCAAGACCGGGCTACACAGGCCGAGGTCACAACGGCCAAGGGCTCAGGCTCTAAGAAGGCCGCGAGTGTGTACAAGAACCTGTTTGCGGAGTGCAAGGAGCTGGACGCCATCACCAAGTTTCAAGCCCGGGCACGTAGCGAACACTACCGCCTGACGCTGCCTTGGAACGACCGTGGGGCACGCTTGCTGCCTACCGTGTCTCTGTTGGACTACAAGAAAGTGATGAACCAATACCAAGCCGAGTTCGACCGACTGGTTGATGCGTTCTTGATTAAGTACTCGACGCTGGTGGCAGCTGCTGCGTTTCAGCTCGGCACGCTGTTTGACCGCAAGGAATACCCCGATGCTGCACAGGTGGCAGGCCGGTTCCGTATGGACATTGCGTTTGTGCCGCTACCAACATCCGGGGACTTTCGCTTAGATGTTGAGAGCGAGGTTCAACGCGAACTCATGGAGCAATACGACCGCAGGCTGGCTGAGCAATTGGCCTCGGCCACCAAGGACTCGTGGACTCGGCTGTATGACGCGCTCCAACGACTGAGTGACCGGCTTACCGTAGATGAGGACGGCAAGAAGAAAATCTTTCACGACACCATCGTGACCGGCGCTGTGGAATTGTGCGAGTTGCTGACCGCCATGAACGTGACGCAAGACCCTCAGTTGGAGTCAGCTCGGCGTAAGCTTCAGGAAGTACTCTTAGGCGTAACTCCCAAAGAGTTGCGAGACGAAGATGGTACTCGTGTATTAACCAAGCAGAAGGTCGATGAGATTCTCTCTGCGTTTGATTGGGGACAGGATGAATAATCGTGAATTTAGGTATCAGGAGGCTGGAGATGAGTGGCGGATGTCGATATACGACGACAACAACCCCACCGAACACAGTGAGGGGAGGCTAGGGCAACACCCCGCATGGCTTCGCCTAATCCTAGACATAGCCAAGGTGGGGGGCCACATGCCACCGATGCGTGATGGCCCACCCGACCGCCTTTTATGGGCCAAGATAGACGACGACAACAACTTACTGGAGATTACTTTCCCATGATTTACGACAACCTAAGCAATGAGGAGCTTCTAAAAGAAGTCTACCTAAACCAGCACAAGGACAGGCTACTGACCCTCGTGTGCGAACGCCTTGAGATGGTGATGAGGGAGCGAGATGATGCCCTCGAATACGAGAAGGAGATTGACCGATTAAACGAACAACTAGCTGACCAAGACGATGAGATACACGCCTTGAACAAACGCATCGACGACCTTGAGACAACCCTTGATTCCCTAACTGATGACTCGGAGTTTTAACATGACATCTGCACTTGGACTGAAACTAAAAGAAGCAATTGAAACCAACGAAGCCCGCAAGGCTATGGCTCAATGGAATAAACCAACTACACCTATGACCACTATCACACCTACACCCGTCTCCATCTGCGAACTCGCGTTTAACATGGTGCGTGACAACCCCGGCAAAACCAAAGCCCAGATCGTGGAATTGCTTGAAAAGCAGGGGCACAAAGCCACGTCCACTACGTCTATGCTATCCATGATGATTCGCTACGGCCTCATTATCCAAGAAGACAAGATACTGCGTGCGGTTGGTACTAAGTACAAGTCACGGGTTGAGTTTAACCCTCGCTTGAAACAGCGACTTGGGCCTAAGCCTAAGAACCGGAAGGTTACGGAGCAGAAAAAAGAAATCCGCATGATTATTAGGCCTCAGCCCGAGGTGAAAGCTTCCGATGCAGTCAACTCTCCTGCGCATTACACGGTGGGTGGCATAGAGACCATTGACTTCATCGAGGCCAAGCAACTTAGTTACAACCTTGGCAACGTGGTCAAGTACCTTACTCGTGCAGACCACAAAGGCAACCAACTGCAAGACCTGCAGAAAGCTCAGTGGTATCTAACACGCGAAATCGAGCGGGTGCAATCATGAGCGGGTGCACTGGTAACTGCGACCAAGGCAGGCGCTGCACCTGCCCCCAAAACAGAAGCTTATTCTGGGACGTGATGGAGGGCACGGTTACGCTGTGCGCACTTATTGGCATCATTGCCAGTGTGTGCTTTATGTTTGGCTTTTACTGGTATCGGGGGTAATATGAGAGGACGTACTGGATTTGATATGTTGGCTAACAACATTCACGCTTTAGCTCCTAGCGCAGCCCTAAACAAATACCGAAACGGAAAACCAAGGATGTGCTGGGCGTGTCAGAAAGATAAACCTACGTACCAAGGGTTGCTACGAATCCAAGCTGGATTCCACAAGTTCGTGTGCAAAGATTGCCTCAACGCTAAAGCCACAAAGAAAGAAGCCAATGAGCCCAAAGTGGATTAGCCTTATCCGCGCAATCTTGCGTGACGAAGAAGACGGCTGCACCACAGCAGAGCTTGCTGACCGCTTGGATGCGCCAAAAAAGTCTATTGCATCTGCACTGGAGCGTATGCCTGATACCTACATTGATCGTTGGACTGAGGCAGGTCAGCAACAACCTTATGAGGCTATCTGGTGCGTAGTTGTTACGCCAGAGAACTGCCCCCAACCTACAAGGAAAATTAAATGAATGAAGCATTGAAGCTGGCGCTTGATGCGCTAGAAAATCACACGGCGATTAAGCATCCTCAGCAAATCCATTACCGAGATGCTGCTATTGATGCAATCAAAGAAGCCCTAGCACAGCCAGCGCAGGAGCCTTTTGACTGCCCCCGCTGCGGTCACGTTTGCTCACAGCGCCCGTGGGTTGGGCTGACGGATGAGGAAATCGACGTAGTATGTGCGCCGCTGGGGTTTGCACAACTGTCGCCGCGAGAAGTCGCCTGCGCCGTACTGGCTAAATCAAAGGAGAAGAACACATGAACGAACGAACTCTAGAACTTGCAGATCAGGCTGCTGAAGGTATGACAGGATTAAATATCCCCGATGAATTTTGTAAAAAGTTCGCCGACCTCATTCGTGCCGACGAGCGTGAGGCTTGTGCGAAGTTATGTGAGAGCCATGTTAGATATCCGTCGCGACTGCATTTTGCAGCAGCAATCCGAGCAAGGGGGAACACATGACACGCAATGAATTACTAGAGTTGGCAAACGCGTTTTATACAGGCGGTTTTACCGAAAGAGAGATTGCGTTTGCACGGGTTATTGCAGCAGCCGAGCGT